CAGCCATCTTCCCTACAGTTGGCCTGTCTAAAGACTCTAAATCAGCCGGACGGTGGAACACTAGCGTCGGAGGCGAGTATTACGCCTGTGGTGTGGGATCAGCACTAGCGGGACGGGGTGCTGACTTGTTATTGATCGATGATCCGCACTCGGAGCAGGACGTTATCAACGGTAACTTCTCTGTTTTTGAGAAAGCGTACGAGTGGTATACGTTTGGTGCCCGAACTCGGCTTATGCCGGGGGGTCGAGTGGCTATTATACAGACAAGATGGCATATGGATGACCTGACTGGCCGTGTTATTAAAGATATGACGCAAAATGCTCGCTCTGACCAGTTTGAAGTGATCGAATTTCCAGCAATACTAGAAATTGTTGATGAAGAAACGAACAAAGTAGTCGAAAAGCCGCTATGGCCGGAGTTTTTTGACTTAGAAGCGTTGTTACGTACCAAAGCGTCAATGCCTAATTTCCAGTGGAACGCTCAGTATCAGCAGCAGCCCACATCACAGGAAGCAGCATTAGTAAAACGTGAGTGGTGGCAAACATGGGGCGGAGAAAGCCCACCCGCGTGTGAGTTTATAATCATGTCGCTGGATTCGGCGGCAGAGAAGCATAACCGTGCGGATTACACGGCACTGACTACGTGGGGCGTCTTCATGAACGAAGAAACCGAAGCGTATAACCTCATGCTCTTAAATAGTATAAAGAGAAGGATGGAGTTTCCAGAGCTAAAAGAGATGTGTATGGAAGAGTACGGTGCTTGGGAACCCGACGCGTTTATCGTGGAGAAGAAGAGTTCCGGTGTAGCTATATACCAAGAGATGCGCCGTATGGGACTACCCGTATCGGAGTTTACTCCACACAGGGGTTCAGGCGATAAGTTAGCACGTTTGAATTCTGTAACAGATATTGTGGCGTCAGGGCTGTGCTGGGTTCCAGCTACGCGCTGGGCTGAAGAGCTTGTAGATGAAGTAGCGGGCTTCCCGTTCGCTAGTAACGATGACTTAGTTGACTCCATGGTAATGGCGCTAATGCGGTTTAGACAAGGTGGGTTTATACGACTACCCACAGATGAACAAGACGAGTTAAAACAATTCAAATCTTCGCGTAGGGGCGGATACTACTAAGGGTAAAAATAATGGCAATTGAAAAAGGTTTATATCAAGCACCACAAGGCATAGATGAGGGGCCAGAAGAGGCTCTGGAGATCGAGATCGTCGATCCTAAAGAAGTCACGCTAAGCGATGGCAGTGTGGAAATATCACTCATGCCAGACGATGAGGACGATATTGAGTCTAAGTTTGAAGACAACTTAGCTGAGAAGATGGACGAAGACGAGCTGGGTAAGCTGTCGTTCGAGCTTGAAGGCTTGGTTGACGCTGACGTACAGAGCCGCAAAGAGTGGGCAGACACGTATGTAGAAGGGCTTGACGTACTTGGATTTAAGTACGAAGAGCGTACAGAGCCGTGGGAAGGCGCGTGTGGCGTCTACTCTACAGTGCTTGCTGAGGCGGCTATCCGGTTCCAAGCTGAGGCTATGGCCGAGACGTTTCCTGCCGCTGGCCCTGTAAAGACTAAGGTCATTGGTGAAGAAGACGAAGACAAGATGGAAGCCGCAGAACGTGTGCGAGCCGACATGAACTACGAGCTTACCGAGAACATGGTTGAGTATCGTCCAGAGCATGAGCGCCTCTTATACTCTTTAGGTCTATCAGGCTCTGCTTTTAAGAAGGTTTACTACGAGCCGAATATGGATCGGGTATGCGCTACTTATATTCCAGCAGAAGAAGTAATCGTGCCCTACGGTGCGTCTACTATAGAGACTGCTGAGCGTGTTACGCACGTCATGCGCAAGACTAAGAATGAACTACGCAAACTACAGGCAATGGGGTTCTACCTTGATACAGACCTAGGTGAGCCTAAAGCGTTCCATACAGACATTGAAGAGCGTAAGGCAGAAGAAGGTGGGTTTTCCGTAACCGACGATGACCGCTTTACGTTGTACGAAATACACGCTGACTTGTTTATAGAAGAGTTAGACGACGACAATGACGAGATCGCTAAGCCGTACGTTGTTACCATCGAGCGTGGTACTGGTGAAATACTAGCCATCCGACGCAACTGGGACGAAGATGACGACTTGCATATGAAGCGTCAACACTTTGTACACTACAACTATGTTCCGGGCTTTGGCTTTTACGGTTTAGGGTTAATTCACATTATCGGCGGCTACGCACGCGCAGGTACGTCACTTATCCGCCAGTTGGTTGATGCTGGTACATTATCTAACCTACCGGGCGGTTTAAAGGCTCGCGGGTTACGTATTAAGGGTGACGATACGCCGATTGAGCCGGGTGAGTGGAAGGATGTCGATGTGCCGTCAGGTGCAATCCGCGACAACATCATGCCGCTACCGTACAAAGAACCTAGTCAGACACTGCTAGCGTTACTTAACCAGATTACAACTGAAGGCCGCCGTCTAGGGGCTATTAGTGACATGGACATCTCAGATATGTCCGCTAACGCTCCAGTTGGCACGACTCTTGCGATACTAGAACGTACGCTCAAGCCTATGGCCGCTGTACAGGCCCGTGTTCACTACTCTATGAAGCAGGAGTTTAAGCTACTCAAGTCCCTCATGGCTGAGTACGCCCCCGCAGAGTACACGTACCAACCGCATCGTGGGGAGATGTCTGCTAAGCAGGAAGACTACTCACTAGTAGACGTTATACCTGTAAGTGATCCTAACAACACAACCATGGCACAACGTGTTATCCAGTACCAGACTGTGTTACAGATGGCTGCACAAGCCCCACAGATATACGACTTACCACTATTACACCGTCAGATGATTGACGTTTTAGGTGTAAAGAACGCTGAGAAACTTGTACCTACGGACGATGATATTAAACCTACAGACCCAATCAGTGAAAACATGGGCTTCTTAAACGGTAACCCGACTAAGGCGTTTATCTATCAGGATCACCAAGCTCACATTGACTGTCACAAGGCGTTTATCGACGACCCGATGATTGCGCAGATGATTGGCCAGAATCCAGAAGCTAAGAAAATTATGGCGTCCGTGCAGGCTCACATTGCCGAGCATTTAGCGTTCTTATATAGACAGCAGATGGAAGAGAAGTTAGGTGTACAGCTACCTATACCAAACGCCGAGCTTACAGAAGACCTAGAGGTCAACTTAGCTCGTATGGCAGCAGAAGGTGGCAAGCAGCTAAACGCGCAGCATAAACAGAACGCCGCCCAAGAGCAGGCCAAGAAACAGTCTGAAGACCCTGTGTTTAAGCTACAGCAGCAAGAAGTACAGGCTAAAGTCCAAGAAGTCCAACGTAAAACTCAGAGAGACCAGTTGGATATGCAGGCCAAACAAGCTGAAGCTCAACGTAAGGCTATGAAAGATCAGACTGACGCTCAACTAGCGCAAGCAAAAATGACGATAGAGGCCCAGCTAGCCGAGAAAAAACTAGAGTTAGAGCAGGCTGAGCTAGCTTTAGAAGAACGAAAATCAGGCGCAAGCCAAGCCGCACAACGTAGGAAAGATACTACGCAGCTAGACCTTGACTTATTTAAGCTAACACAGCCAAACAAACCAAAAGGTAACAAGTAATGGCTAAAACAGTATTTGACGTACTGCGTGACAAAATCAATGAGGATAAAGCCTCTTTGCAAGTATTTCTCAGTGGAGGCGGGGCTAAAGACTTCGCCGAATACCGAGAACTAACAGGAAAAATCCGAGGATACGACTCCTGTCTAAACCATGTCGAAGACCTCGCCAAAAACTATCTGGAAGAAGATGATGACTGATTCAATCCTCGCTGTGCCTCCGCACATACGGAAAGAACAGGAAGAAGCGCTTTTCGAGGCGCAACTCCCTAAACCTGTGGGCTATCGTGTGTTAGTAGCCTTACCTGAAGTAGAAACAGAGTACGAAGGTGGTCTTATTAAGACCGATTCCGTGCTTAAACGTGAGTACATCATGTCCATTATGGGCATTGTGGTAGATATGGGCGAACAAGCCTATACCGACAAAGACCGATTTAGTGGTGAACCATGGTGCAAAGTCGGGGACTACGTAATGTTTCGTATGAACACCGGAACGCGCTTTACTGTATCTGGTAAAGAGTACCGCTTAATGAACGATGATTCCATTGAGGCCGTTATTGGCGACCCTCGTGGCATCACGCACGCGTAAGGAGAAAGTCATGCCATTTGAAGAAGTGAAGTTTGAGTTTCCTCATGAAGCCGAGGAAAAAGAAGTCGAGGTCGAAGAGTCAGGCTCGGTAGAGATTGACATCAGCGGCAAGAAAACTAAAGAAGACTACGAAAACGACCAAGAGCCAGAAGTTGAGGACGAGGACGCTGTAGACATTGAAGTTGTTGACGATACACCTGAAGAAGACCAAGGCCGCGAAGCCTCGGAAGCCCCTGAAGATGTAACTGAACAAGAACTTGAAGGTTATTCCTCTAAAGTCAAAAAACGTATAAATAAGATACAGAAAGGCTATCACGACGAGCGCCGAGCTAAGGAATCAGCGGAACGCGAACGTCAAGAAGCTATTGAGTTTGCTCAAAAAGTAGCCGAAGAGAATAGAACTCTAAAAGGTGACGTTAATAAGAACCGTGAGGCATTGTTAGAGCAAGCTAAACGGAACTCAGCCATTGAAGTCCTAACTGCTAAGAAGCGTTATAAAGACGCGTACGATAGTGGGGACGGCGAAAAGGTAATGGAAGCACAGGAAAATCTAACAACCGCTCGGATAAAAGCTGAAAAGTTGAAAGATTTTAAACATACTCCTTTACAAGGGGCGGATGCTAGTGTAACAATACCAAACAACAGCTCGTCACAACAAGTTGATACGAAAGCACAAAACTGGGCTTCGAAAAACGAGTGGTTTGGTAAAGACCACGAAATGACTCAACTTGCTTACGGACTGCACCAGAAACTTGTAGATGATGGCGTAGACCCAACGAGCGATGACTATTACGAGAAAATTGATTCTCGCGTAAGACAACTCTTCCCCGATAATTTCGAGGATGCACCGAAAAAGAAACGAGCTAATGTGGTTGCCCCCGCTACGCGGAGCACGGCCCCTAAAAAGGTCACTTTAACGCAAACACAAGTACGGCTCGCCAAACGTTTGGGACTGACTAATGAGCAGTACGCCAAACAACTAGTAATGATGAGGAATGTGTAACATGGCTGATAATAGAATCAAACGCGACCAAGAAACCCGTGAGAAAACTGCGGCACCTAAACAATGGGAAGCCCCAAGTTTACTACCTGATCCAACCCCAGAACCGGGGTATGCGTTCAAATGGGTTCGTATTAGTACGTTAGGCGCTACCGATGCCGGTAACATTAACTCAAAATTGCGCGAAGGTTGGACACCCGTACGTGCAGAAGACCATCCCGAGATTACTATGGTTGTTACTGAGAGCGATAAGTTCAAAGATAACATCGTAATTGGCGGTCTAATGCTATGTAAGATGCCTGATGAGATGCTACAACAGCGTAGAGAATACTACGCCGAGCAGACTAAGAATCAGATGGCAGCAGTGGATAACAACTTGATGCGTGAAAACGATCCGAGAATGCCTATCTTTAATGATAGGAAAACGAATGTCTCATTTGGCCAAGGCTAAATAGACTAAACTTAATTTTTTAGAGGAATTCTAAAATGGCTACTACAGCTTCCCCATACGGGTTAGTTCCCGTAAAGAACGCTGACGGCTCACCATACTGTGGTGCGCGCCT